ACATGCTGATTCAAGCCAGCCGCAAACTCTTGTTCCAGTGCAACCCTGACATCCTCTGCCCGGATGGCATCAAGGTCCGCCTGTACAGCATCCCGCCCATACTGGACTTGTGGTTTCGACTTCAGCACAAATCCGAGATTCAGAATCCGGTTTCGCTTTGCAGCGCCCCACCCCTGAGCCTGCAAGGCATCGCTGACCTTGTTGCGAACTTTCGTGTTGGTCAAGGCGATTCCGTCGCCGGCAAGTTGTGTCCGGTATACCTGAAGGATCGACGCCAGCCGCTTATCTTCAACAGCTGTTCCACCTATGGACGCGTTCAGTGTGGCAATTTGGGCATCAAGCGACTGGAGCAGGTCGCCCGCGAACGACTCCGATTCCGCTGCTACGATGACATCAACATCGACAAGTGAATTGACCGCCACAACTTCCGTTGCTCCGTTGAGTAACGCAAGAACAGTTCCATCCTGCCCTGCGAGAAACGCTGTCTGGATTGGTCCGCCATCATAAACAAGATTTCGCATTTAGGCACGCCTTGATTTACTGATTTAGTTGCTGGTTAAGTTGCGGTTTCTGGTTTGTTAGCCCCCACAAGGCTAACATCCTGCATTCGGCGAAGTCGCTAAGTGTTACCTTTATGACTCTTACGCCGAATCGGAACAATGATTTTTTCAAGGTCTTTGTCAGTTCTTTGTCAACCGAAGTGCTGTTGTCCAGGATTTCGCTAAACGAACGGCCCGTTACTACTTGTTTCACGCAAGACAATGATATGTCTTGTATGGTTTCGTCGTAGTCGTGACAGGCGGTCAACAATTTTTCTATGTTGTTGATTTCGTAAACTACTATCCCGCTTACTCCTACTTTCTTATTGTCTTTTGTAGACAGGTATTGGGTAGCGAGATTTATCGTTTGCCTTTTTATCGGAACAACATCATATTCGGTGACGAGGGGCCAGATTATGTGTATTCCAGTCCGCCTGAATTTCACAAACGGAAACCGTTTCGTGAATTTTGGGAGCCTTACCCCGTTAGTGTGCAAAACCTGGATTACTTCGGAACCGTAGCGGAATTTCACTCCAGCGCAGGTGGCGCGAATTATCACTAGATGGGGTATTATCCTTAGAATTGCTCTAAAGATATCACCCAACCAACCTAGTGCTGTTTCCATTGCTACTTGGTTACTTTCACGAAGTACCTGTCGATAATGGCTTTGTGGTTTTGCGATCCAACCTGGTTATGCAGTTTTTTGAAACTTTCGGTATCGGGATTCCATTGCCAAATATACCAATTCGGGATGGCCGAATTTCCTTTCATCAACTGCTCTGCATAAGGACTTGAAGTAGACAGAACCGTGTAATGAACGTTTACTCCCTGTGCCTTTAGCTGCTTCAGATAATTCTTTATCTGTTGGCAGGGACCGCACCAGTCTTCGGATACCATCACCAACCAAGGTTCGCCGGATTCTACGGCCTTCAGCCAATCCGCTTTGTAGTCGCTCATAACAAATCCCTTTTTTAGGGGTCGAAAGAAAATTCCTGAAATTCTCATACTTGGCGGATTGTTGGATTTTTCGGTCAATCGTCCCTAATGTTTTCGAGAAACAGCTTTACGCGGTCTTTCTCTGACTGATTTGCTACCTCTACGACTATTGGTTTGTGCGACTGGCGATAAACACCGGCCATTATAGCCATCGCGTATGCGATTAGTACGAACGTAACAACCAATTTAGGCAAGATTGACTTAGCCTTCTCCGCAGTCACCGCAACTGTGTTCATCACTAGACTCCGATAACCGGCCCTCCAAAAAGGCCACTTTCTTAACAAGTTCAAGTCGGTCTTTCTCACAAGCATCGCATTTTGCCAATGCCGCATCGAGCATTAGTTCAGTTTTTTTGCTGTGCGACTCCGTTTTTCGCCACAATACAGTAATGACAAGCGCCAATTTTCCAACTATGACAGTGGCCGCTAGTTGGTAAATTTGAAAAGGATCAGACACAACGGATGTCGGGTCCATTCAGCTATCGCCTTAGTAATCGTGGCCGAGAATACCAAATTCTGTATCTTACCCTGTTTTTGCCGTTCAGTAATCCTCGGTTATGATCGTCGTCGTGCCTGCGAAGTTTTTCTTCGTAGGTCATTACGCTAAGTTCCCATTCTGGGACATTATGCGGCGGACCCATAAGATGGATATCAAGGTCGCCGGGATACGTCCATTGGGGGACGTACCGCGTCGAATAGGGAACGTTTTCCTGATAACAAACAGTTGCCGATACCGGCTTTGGCGGTTGCTCGTCAACCTGCGAGTTAGTGGGCTTGCCTCTCGTCAATTCAGCCGCGAGTACCCGAAGGGCCTCAATATACTGTTCCTTTGTCTGTACGCCGTCAAAGTACGTACCGATGTACCGGAGAAACACGTTCCATTGTGCGTGAACTGGCGGGGCCGAATTCAAGGCGTCTCGCCTTGCCTGTTCAACTATTGCGGGAACCATTTCTCTTGTGACAAAATCTGGCGTAAGTTTGTCAATTACGCTAAGATATGCTTTCGACAAAATCGCGGCGGTTACTGGGTCTGGCGGCAACGCTTTTCGAACCATTTCTACAAGCGCTTTGTGATCGGACGGAGGGTCAGTCGGGGGTGGGTCAGTCGGCGGGGGATCGGTCGGGGGTGGGTCCGTAGGCGGCGGGTCAGTGGGCAGACCTTTCACTTCGAACTTTTCGTATACCGGCCTTCCAGTCTCGCTTGTGGACCTAACGTGATAGGTTCCCTTGCCCTTATGCTCATAGATGTATCGGCTTACTTTCGTTTCAGCGTCGATAACGTAGGCGTCAACAACGTCGGGCAATTCAAAAGAACCAACCTTTGTAATCTCTATGTAGCCTACCGAGTTGTTTTTTATCTCGATAAGCACAGCGGAAATTTTTACCGGCTCTGCCGGGAATTTCAAATACGCCTTGCCGTTGGCGAGCAATTGTTCAACAGAATCGGCTCGATACATTACTGTTTCGGAAACCGCTGTTATCGTAGTCTGCCCGAAAACAGAACTGCAAAGCAGGGCAAAAAGCAGGAAAAGTGTTGCCTTGTTCTTAAACATTCTTTGGCTCCAACATCCAATCGACAATCTTTGATACTTGCGGAATGCCGTATCCGTATTCTTTATCTTTTCCTGGGGTTCCGGCGTCCAGAACAAATCGAGGATCGGAGAAAAATTCTCGCCATGCCTTCCATCCCTTCAATGCCGGAAATCCGTTTTCCTGCATGTACTGGATGATTAGAGCAAACAATCCAGCACAAAACGGAGTCGCCATAGACGTACCGCTCATGGAAACAAGATTGTTATTCAATCCGCAACTTATGATGTTTTGGCCTGGGGTTGCCAAGTCGGCGGGGTCGCCTACACTAGAAAAGTCCGCGCGTTTTCCGTCTTCACGAATAGCGGCGATTCCAGCATTTTCCTTGTAAGAGCCGGGACGACCTACTCCGCGAAAACCGGCGTTTCCCAAAGCAGCAACGCAAATACTAACACCTGCATCATACGCGGCATTAAATGCGTCGATATCCTCTTTGATAGGAGGACCGCCGCCGTCGCCGAGAGATTCAGATATGATATCTGCGCCAGCTTTTGCCGCTTCGATTCTACCGCGATTTATGCCGCTGGTAGAGCCAGAGCCGTTATCGCCAAGAACCTTGATAACGATCAGGTCTGCGTCGGGGGCAACGCCTAAAGAATTACCGTTATCGTCCCTGCGACCAAGAGCCGTGCCTGCCGTGTGAACGCCATGCCCATTTCGATCTGTTACTCCGCTGGAACTGCCAGTAAAGTCTTTTGTAAAGACCGGTTTCGGCAGATACGGGTGTGCTTTGTACCCGGTATCATTGATGGCGATTGTTACGCCTTTTCCGGTGTATCCGCGTTTATGGAGTTCGCGGATTTTCATAAAATCCATTCCCCAAAGGCGGGGAAGTGTTCCGGACAAAGCGTAAACTTCATCATGGCGAACAAGGTCATGGGGGATTCCCATGACCCGCTCGTCAGTGGTAGTTTTTGCTACTTTTCTTGGCATGATTTGAAATTTCCTTACATGAACATTTGAATAATTTTCATAATTGCCTCAATCAAGGCAATCAGCTTGTCGATATCCAGGTTATCCCAGTCGATAAGGCCGGTAGCGGAAGGCTCGACTACACCGGCGAGCAAAAGTTCTGCGCCAGCGGCAGATTCGAGTTCCCGTCGCCAGCCTGGAAGGGCCAGTCGCATACGGATGCGAAGTCGTTGAACAGGACGAACATTCGCGGCATCCATACCACGTTCAACAGCGGCTACAAAAGAATCGTTTGCAATTTCGGACATTAGTGTTTACCTCACTTTTGGTCTTCGGTGGACTTGTCGGCATCGCGAGCAATAAACAACCCTACGAGGGCTGCTATTCCTGCGCAAATCAAATTCCAATCAGGATTGGTTGTATCGGACTCGTCAAACAGAAACGAGATTTGTTTCGCGGCAAGCGAAACAAACACAAGGATACCAGCAATCGTAGTTTTAGGATTGCGTACAGCGGCTTTGAAAGTTTTGAACATTTCGACTCAAGAAATAGTGGTTGATAACCCTGCGGCAACTGCATCGACAACTGCCTGAACTGAAAGACCATCCTTGAAAAGATTTGAGAGTTTACAATCCGGCCTTAGACTTCTTGACGGTTCTTTGCCGTCAAAGCAATCTATTCCGGATAGTGATGGGTATCTGTCGATTACGTCGGACGCCTTTGTGTTGAAAAACAACACGTTGCCCGGAACGCCTAACATTCCCGCAATATGGCAGAAAGACGAATCTACCCCTATAAAATAGCGTCCAAGGGCGAGTTTTTCCGCCTGAAATACCAAATTTTCAGATTCCTGCCAAAGTGGCACTACTTTCCCTGACTCTGGGATAAAGTCGGCTTTTCTGCCCAAAGCGTAAACCGTATCAATTTCAGCCAGTTTTTCTACAAGCTCAAGCCACTTTGCCCTTGTCCAGTCCCATTCGGATTAGACGCCTGACAATGTATGAAAATCCCGGATTGGGGGTTAGCTGAGAAATCGAATCCGGCAAGTGGTGATTTTTGCCTGATTTTTTTCTCCAGTATACTGTAGTACCCGCCTGTTTTTAACGCTGACCCGGAAGTTAGGAAATACATAAAGTTTACGCAAGCGTCGTACTTTTGTTTGTTCCTTAAATCCTTGAAGTAATCAAGCGATTGGGTTTTGCAGCCAACTATCCGCTCAAGCAATGGTCGTTGGTACTCTTGGGCGCATAGTGTAAAATCACACAATGGGGAACATGTGTTGGCAATCATAAGACAGTCGCCTACGCCGCCGTACATAGCGCCCAATACCCGCTGGCCTTTTGAGGGGTTAGGGAAAATCTCACTAACCATTAGTAAAGACCTGAGTTATAGCCAACTGGACGCCACGGCATTACGGTTTGAGCCGACATAGCGGTCAAGGTGGCGGAACTGCAAAGTACGTTATTGCTGTCTACGTTTACGCCAGCGCCGTTTTGGATAGGAACCTTGTTAAGGAAACACCCAATAGCGGCACAGTTATTGTTGCGAACGTTGGCGCCAGTTTGCCCAAACCGCAAGGCTTGCGAAGAACTTGGGCAGAATGGAACATAGCATCCTATTGCAATTCCACCGACCGTAGTGGTATTCGTTACCGGACCCTTCAAAATGATACCGTGGGCCGAAGCAGATGTAGCTGTGTCTGGCAGCCATACCCTACAGTTAGTAGCCACGCACCCGGCCAGGACTTCAATCCCGATTATAATTGATCCAAAGGCAGCCGTTTCCCGCCTTCCTTGAACCAAAACGTTGTCGAATCTCCAGTTACTTACGTCTTGCGCGGCAGTTGCGGCCCACACTCCAGTGGCAACATCAGAGACAACCCCGTAGTTCCAATCCAGCACTTGGATACCGTCAAGGTGTACGTCTGTCATGTATGACGTACTTGTAGACCCGGATTCCAGAACCAGTGTTTGAACAGGGTTAAGGTAGATACCTGCGCCGAAAGTAGACCGCCAATGGAAAGCGGGGCCTTGGAACACGCCTCGTAGGCGAACTCTACCGCAACGTTCCACAGTCATTCCCGCTGGAATAGACGTACTGGGAAGTTTGGCCGTTTGTGCGGCATCGTATACCCATGCCCCGGCAGTTCGGACGTAAATACCGAACAAGTTTCCGCCGTCAGTGGCGCTCAAATGGGCGTAATCGCCGTTAGCTAAGGCGGAACCGCCAATCCTGGTTCCAGGAAGACCGGCAAACGTTGTCGCCGAACCTGCGAACACACCAGTATAACCAAAATCCCAGGTACAATGGTTGTCCCATTCCAGATTGTGAATGTTTCGCAGCAAAAACCAGCAGTTTACGAACTTGTTTCCAGTACATACAAATCTCTTAACGTGTACTGATTTTGTCTGCGTTTGGCCCGAAGTTCCAACGTTTAGCAAACCGCAAGTATAAAACTCGCAGTCTTGGAGGGTAACTCGCTCAAGCGGAATAGACGACGCGCTTACCGTAACGTTCATTACTGTAAGGAAATTTCTTGCCAGAACGTTTCTGGCAAAGAAATGGTCGTCCTGGTCTCCGGTAATTGCTGAGGCCAAGCCAAAGACGCCAGTTCCAGCAGTTCCAGCGGAGTTATCAAATACGCAATCTATGACTCGATAGTGCATAGAGTTTGCGGAGTATGTAATAACACCCTCATCGTGTCCGCTGTCTTTGGTACACATGTTTGAGGCATAGCAATTCTGCACAAGAATGCCGCGAGGGTCGGTTGCGAACATGTTGGAAGCGTGTACCGCCGATCCCCAACAATCATAGAACTGACAATTGGTGATAGACCCGGACCCTATTACGATACACTCGTTTGGGTGGTCTACAAATTCAACGTCTTCACAAACAAGGTGTTGGCAACTAATAGCCGTTCCTGCGGCCCAATCCAAAACGTCAACATGAGATGTTTTGTTTCCGTCAATCGTAAGATTTCGGAAAATCGCCTTTTCGCCCTGTATATTGGGCGTGAACATGTTGTTAAGAACAACAACTTCCTTGCCTACGACAAGTTGTTTTATAAGAGGCTGCGCGGCAAAATTCAGCGTGTTGCCAACAATGCTTGTAATGGCGAATCCACCTGAGCCGTGGGTGGCTATCATGGCGTGGCCGCCTACTGTAGCGGACGTAATGATTCCGAAAATTCTGTCGCCAACTCTGAATCCAGAAGCGTCGGCTACAGTTATGGAAGTTGCCCCGATTTCAGCTTGTACCGCTACAGTGGAACTTATTTGGTCGGCGCGTCTTACTGTCGCTCCGTGACCGTCGATTATATGACCGTCAAGGTAAACCCGGTGCGACAACTCATAAGTGGTTTCTGGTTTAAGGTGAATAGTTGTACCGGGCGGCAAAAAAGTTACAGCATAGGCTAGTTTATCTCCGTTATATGGAGCTTGAACCATATCTCCGGAAACTGCGCCGTCAACGGGAATCCAGTCAATTGAGAAGTTTTCGTTGTCCCAAACGCGAACGTATTTGTTTCCGTCTGATCGCTCAATTATAGTGGCGTCGTTGTCATCGCCAGCGGTGTTGTCTCGATAAAAAACCCCGCCAAGGTCTTCGTCAGAAACTACCATGAATTCGCTTGCGGTCATAGAGGCTCGCAATTCATCGTAGTCGGAAACTACGGCGGCAAACGCAGTACCGCCGCAACAAGCTGTTTTACACTCGTCTATTGCGGTGTTTACTATTTCAAGAGTAAGCGGATTAAGCCCCGACATAGGGGGGTCCGACATATCTATGGACACGCCGCCCATAGCACTCTTTATGAAGATACTGCCGTCGCGTTCTACGGCAATGGCGTCTGTTAGATTTACGTCAATCTCGTTTCCTGATTTATCAATGAAGATAATGTTGCAGGGACGGATTTCGTAACTGGAAAAGACGGTGCAAGCCATTATGCTGACCCTGTTTTACATGCGTCGATGGCATCGCGAACGATTTCAAGAGTTAGCGGGGAAGCTGACTGCTCCGGGGGAGAAGTCATATCTACCGCGACAGAACCGTTTATCCCTTTCAGGTATAAAACGTCGCCTCTTTGGTACGAAACGGCGTGAGTCAAATCGACATCCACCATAAGACCAGATAGCGTTATAAACGTTATATTACAGGGTCGAATTTCGTAGGACTTGAATACTGTGCAACAAATCATTGGCGTCTCTGAACAGTGAGGAATAAATGGTGGAAAAGACGCGGGTGCCCCGCAAAGGAGGCACCCGGTTGATGAAAAACTTGCCGCTTATTCGAAGCTGCAAGGATTGGTATCGCGGGTGCGAATACCACATTGAGAATTGCAACCTTCGTAAGGAACGCCGCAAGGATCAACGTTGACTGCGAGAACCATCATGTCAGGATTGCGGATCATGTTATCCACTTTCCAGTACATGGTTGCTTCCCACGAATCGCACTTCGGCTTGCGTTCCCATTCGAGCGAGAATTCTCGCTGAATGAAGTGTACAAGGTTGGGCAGCGGGGTGTACATGATGGTCGTTCCAGTCTGACCCAAACTGCCGAACGGCATGTTTTCAGGCCACAGCGGAACTTCGTACAGATTGATACCCCACAGCGGTCCACCGTTGGAAGTGGCAATCGCGCGGTCGCCAGCATCGGTGTCACGAAGCGAACGGTTGTAAGCCCACCAATCGAACACCTGCGGACCAACGATGTAGCGATAAGTGTCTCGCATCCCGCGATAACGGGCGGGGAGAACTTTTCGCATTTCGTGGAACAGGGCCGGGGATGGTCCTGCGCCGTTGGCGTCGATAACCTGGCAAGACGGAACGCAACCGCAAGCAAGAGCGATGAAACCATCGTTCACGCCGAGCAGGTTGTTGTATGCGTCCTGATGGTCGCCCGTCGGAAGCGTTTCGTCGCCTTCGATGGCAGCCGTTTCACGGTCGTTGTTAATCTGTTTTTTGAACATATTAACAATCAGGTCCGTGGCGTTCATTCCGAGCTTGCTACATTCCAAAAAGTCGTGCTTGATGGAGAAGTCGGAACGATACTTTACCAGGTCGTAGGTAAGGTAGTTGTCGCGGATACCGTATTCGGTAGGACACGACGTAGCGCAAGCACCGCTGGAGACCGGGCCGTCGATGTCAAGACGAGGGATTTCGCCTTTACATTTGTCGGTTCGGACAACGGTGATATCCTTCAGGAGCCGACTGTTATCGGTCAGAAGGTCAATGAAAGCATCGGCTTCCCGATCTTTCATCAGGTTAGGATTGCTTGTGGTGTCAATGGGAGACCCACAAGACTTTTGACGCAACAGAGCGTCGAAATCCAATTGTTTCATTGGAAAAAGCCTTTCGTATCAGGTTTAGCGGTTAAAAGATCGTGCGATGAACGATCCAAAAACCGCGCTTGGATCGGTTTTACCCACCGACTTTTCGAGTTGTTCAGCACGCGCACCGTGCGCGGGAACCTGATCCTGATACTTTTCGATAAGCGACTGCAAAACATCTTTCAGTTTTGCATTTTCCGCCTGTACGTCATCAAGCCGCTTCGAACTTTCTGCAAGCTGCTTGCTGATTTCTTCAACTGGATCGACTTTTGCGGGTTCTGTGGCCGCTTCAGTCTGAGCCGGTTTCGAAGCTGCTTCGATAAGCAACTTCAATTCTTCTACTTGCTTGACCAACGAATCAATTTCCGATGGTTTTTCGGTTTTTTCTTCCGAAACAAGCGAGGTCTCTGCTTTGGGTTCATCGACGACAGTTACGTCTTCGGGGAATTCCAGAGTCAAAATTTCGATTTCCTCACCTTCGGAAGTCGCTACCGACTTCATAACTTGCGTTTTTACAGAAGGAAACCGAGTCAGAAGACCTTGCTCGTTCAGAAGAAACAGGCGCAACTTTTTCTGAGTTTCAGCCATTTGTTTCTCCGTGAGAGGTTTGGTATTTAGCTGACCAACGTGAGTGACAACAATCTCATTCTGCTCGTTTTCCGGTGCGGCGATAAATTCAATACCGCCCATTTCAATAGCAACGCTTTTTGAGCATTGATAATGTTCGCGATCATCAGTGTAGGCGACAAAACTATCGTCAGATTCTTCGATAGATTTTGCCACAAGCCGTTTTGCCTCAAGGTACGCTTCTACCGTTTTTCGGCTTGGATACTGATGCTTGTTGAGTCTGAGTCCATAAATCCCGGTTCTGGAAAAATCAATAGGCTCAAGGCGGGTATCGCCTTTGTCGGTTTTGGCAACCATAAACGTCGATTGACGTTGCGCTTGATTGTGAACGATTGATATCTCTATCAAGTCGATTTCTTTAAGCTGATTGCAAATAGTAGTTCCGCATACACCTACTGTCTTTTTCCTTGCGATACCACGCCAGGACAGCCCGCCCATTTCGCCACCAAGGATTTTGCTTATGGCTATGGGATTGCGAACTTCTGCCGTGATAAAGAGACCGCGATCACCCCCTTTCAAGGAAGGAGCAATTTTTCTATCGAGCGTTCCAACGGGAATATCACCGTCAAGAGACGAGACTTCAATCAAATCATCAGTTATTGATTTGACGTAGCTTGCTACTGCTTTGGTAACTACGCCAGCGACACTATCGTTTCCGAACTCATCTTTGATGAATTTATGATCCATCAGCAAGGTAGGGGACGCCATAAAGGTATCTACGTCAAATTCTCGCGGATCGGGGACTATTTCATTGTCCCTGTCAATCTGGGAGACGGACGCAAAACCTTTTATGGTAACGATTTGCTCGCCAGCGGTAGCCTCAAACGGCGCAGAAGCGTTTACAAATTTGAGAGAGACCACGGGGTTATCCAACGTTATTCAGACCTGGTTGAGCCTTCGTCATCGTCATCATTTGCGGCTGGTGCCGGTGTCTGGTTTGTTGCTGCTGGTTCAGCTACGGGCGGGCGAATGTCCGGAAGGTCTTGCACTCTGTAGGCGCTGCCGTCTTTGATTCGGACATAATGGGTGTCGCCGCCCTTAATCGGATCACCTGAACTCGTAGCTTTGCGAACTTCGTTTATAGAAAGGTCGCCTGCGGCCTGTAGTCCGGTATAGTATTGCATTTCCAGCATCATGTCTCGAATATCGAGCGGGTCAAATTCTACTTTCGCGAACTTAACGCCTAATCCCTTGGAAAACAGGAGATTAAGCTTTTCTGCCCAATACTTTTGACAGGGAGTTACAACGCGGTCTTTGTAAATTTCCGCCTGCGATAATCCCTTACCAGAGCCAAGTTCACTAGATTCCGCGATTCCAAGAATCGCTGGAGAAGTGCCCATAGCAACCATTATGAGATTGGAGTTTTCTTTTCTGGTCGTAAGAAAATCGGCCTCTTTTTGCATAACGTCTAGAGCTTTGAACTCTATTTCGACTTGCTTCACGCCGCTATTTGGAATCGCCAAAACAAGTGTTTTATGCGCCTGCCCTTTTATGTGGTCGTGGAAATAGGCTGTGATTTTCTTAGTGAACTCGTCGTCTATTTTTGCGCCTTTGACGAAAACGGCGTATCGGGGGACGGTGTTGTGTTCGAAAAACTGGTTTATGTAATCCCGGATGTAGACGTTTGCCACCATCGCCCCAACTGCGGGGAGTATGTCGCTATACCCGTAGTATATTGTGTTTGAATGGTGTTTCGGGATGTACAGAATCTCGTTTGCCGATCTGTCAAAATCGGAAGTTGGATCGCCAGTTTTGAAGTCTATGAAATTCGGCGTCAACTGGGATTGCTTGTGCTGATACGGGTTGAATGGGATAATCGAACCATCGGCATCCCGAATTACGAATTTTCGCCCGAAAACCTGATAGTGTACGTAGCTGTTTGAAGGCCCTGACGTTTCTGAGGTTATCTCTACGAAGCCCTTAAAGCCTTTCAAAACCCGCAAACGTTGGGCTGGAACATGCTCAAGGTACTTTATTTCGCCCTTGCGGTTTCTAATGACTTCAATAGCGGCCCAACCGATTCCCTCAAAATCCATAGCGGCTCGCTCAAGCACGCCATGAAATCCTATCGTTTCATTGCAGGTTTGCATGAACGAAAGAATTTTCGCATGGTCCGATTGATACTCGTCGTTGCTTATGGTCCCTACGGGAATTCCGTTGACTATCTTGTAATCGGAATCTTCACCTTCGGGGGCAGTTTGCAGGGTGGACTTGAAGATGATTTCCCGGCCAACGGAATCAAGGGCTTTGGCTTTTGCGGCGCGGAAAAACGTGGTGTCTACTTCAAGAAAATTGGCGAGACATTGTGGGGGGTAGGGGGGAGTTACTATCTCGTCTTCAGAAAATCCACTTGATAGGGCACCTGTCCCTATTTCTTCTCTTGACTGTCTGGACCCGCTGGCAAATTTGGTCGATAGGGCCTTGGATATCTGCGTATAATCCGCTTCGGCGGAATGTACGCCCTTATCGCTATTTTCTGGGTCATTAATGTGCAGAACTTCGCCATCATCGTTTATGTAGGCTACACAAACAACGTCTTCGTTGGAATTTTCGATTGGCGAATCGTCATTCATATTGAATGATTAGCTATTTAAGGCGAAAAAGTCAACCAATAAAAATTGTTTCGTTCCCAGACAGTACGTCTTCCTGAATTATGTCAAAAGCCAGGATGTCATACGTATCAGCCAAAAAGGCATGGTCGGTGCCTTTTGTCCAAGAATACTTCAAATTTCCCTTAGAATCCTCAGAGACTTCTCGGACAAGCGATGTCATTTCTGAAACGTAGGCTCCGTCCAAAATATGTCGGTAGTTGATGGGAATCAGATTTTTGCCGGTTTTCAGTTGGGCGTAGGCGCGGTCTAATGCCTCAGTCCGGTCTATGGAGATTATGGCGTCAGTGTAGTTGTACTTCATAAGTCGCTCGTCACCCCTTCCGAGGAACTTACATAGCCAAACTGGGCATTTTGCGTTAGCCTGGAAATCCATAGCCAGCAGTTTTTCCGGGCCGATGTCTATGACGCAACACTGGACGTTGTACTGCTCGATTAGAAGGTGAAGCGATGCTTCCAATGACTCTGCGGAAACTTCCCTGGCGTTTAGCTTGCCGACATAGATCATTTTGCGCTTCCCGCCTTCATTGCAGGAGATTCGGATATCTATGTGTCCCGGAGAGGTATCGACACCCATGCTGCATGGTCCGGGGTGGGTTTCTTCCCATACCGTGGCATGGTTGGGCATTATTTTTACAGTATACTGCAATTTGCCCTGCGTCGAAGCGCATCGTTCAAGCAATCCAACGCCTACCTTGCTTCCAACGGGCGCATACGGGAGAGCCAAAAACATTGAGTAGAAACTACTCATTTTGGACGGATTGTTAAGTCCATCTCGATATCTGGCCCAACCATCGGACACGGAGTTTAGCGGGCTTATCAATGACGGCATGTGATAGCCTTCAACGGCGCTTTCAGGATTCTTGGCTACCCAAGAGCAAGATTGGTGAAATCGGTCGATATGGCCGTCGCAGCCTTCCTGCGGGCACATTATGTAAATGTCCCTACCGCATCCCTGATACCAATCTTTGTCTCGCAAAACGTGGGACACGACGTTTCCAGAGTCGTCTTCTACTTCCTTGACAACGCTTTTGAACCAATCAAGTTCGGCCATTTTGCCGCATTTTGTACAGGGGCACATCCAGACACGCTGGTCTGACTTTTGGTATTCCCTAAATATGCGGCCATTGGTAGTCGTTGGGTTCGATACCATTCTTTCGAATTTGTAGATCGAACCTGAAATCCTGGAATAGCCTAGTTCAAGGTTATCTTCTGATTCACACTGGTCAATTTCGTCGATATTATACTGGCCCCCGGCGAATCCAACGAAATCGGACGCAACGTTAGCCCCTACAAATTTAATGAAACTCTTTCCAAATTGAAGCAACTCTATTGCTTCCGACGTAGAATCCTTGAGGATCGCCTTATATTCAAGACTTCGATTTATGGGGTTTTTTACCTTCTCTTTGACGTAACTTTTCAGAAAGTCAACTTTGGGGAGAACGTAAAAAACGGCAACGTTGTTATATGCTGCCGCCAAAGTGTCGATAACTAACCAGTCGGTTTTTCCAATCTGACTTCCGCCCATGATTACGACTTTGCTTGCTACGGTGTTGTAGAGGGCAAGCATGTGCCGGAACCGGGTAAACTCCATACGATCCCCTGACGTATTTCTGTGATACTTGGTCACAAACTCTACGCGGGTATTCTTTATGTCGATCAACTTTGCCCATTTGCGAAGTTGGTCGTCGGTCAGATTTGATAAGTCGAAAGACTTTTCTGGTTCCATTACAGGAATGTTTGTTTGGTCAATCTGTCAATGACCATCTGTTCAAGTTCGGGACGAGTTGACGCGGCTTCTTCCTTGGCGTCTGCCGACTTGGCTTTGTCCGCAAGAATGTCGTAGATTCGGTCTGCCGTAGAGGGCATGACTCCGGTTCGCAGTTCAAGGTCGATTTTCATTTTCAGAAAATCGCGGACAAGCCTTAGAAGTTCGGCCTTGTCCCTGGGAGAGCCGTTTTTCTTTACGATTTTGCCAGTAAGGGGGTCTATCTGCTTTTCGTTAGATATCTGGCAGGCGAGTTTCAGGCACAAATCTTGCAAATTCTCGATTGTTTCGAGATTTTCGACCAAAACGTCAATTGATTTGCAAGCCTCAAGTTCGGCAAGCCGTTCCTGCCGGGCCTTGTTCAGATAATTGTAGATCGTTTTGGGGCAACATTTTAGATGCGCGGCTATCTCGTCAATGGAGTAGCCTTTGCCTTTAAGAGACTTGGCAAGCCTGATTTTATCGACTTGCGGCAATGCCGAAGGATCGGGCATCGCGGGCAGAGAGTTGGAATCTGACATTTTTGACCCAAAAAACGAAAAAGCCGTAGATGAAAAATTCTCATCTACGGACAACTTAGCATTTTTCGGTAAAAATGGGTACTTAAATACGACATTGGGGAATTGAACCCCTCCCCACCACCCACTGTTTTACGGGAACGGCTTATAAGACCGCTTGCGGGCCATGTCGCAAAGTAAAGATTAGAACCCTAAGTATTGGATTTAGGGGAATTGATGCCTCGTTCCTTCTCTACGCGGGCTATTTCCCGTTGAATGTACCATTCGGCTTTCTTCAAATCTTCGAGTTCGTCGCCCTTCTCACCGGCTCTCCAAATATACTTGACCGCGTTTCCGCGACAAAAATTCAAGTGTTCAGTCACTTGAATACATTCCACGCCGGATGGGTGTTTTCTGTAGTGAATAGGGTTTACCGCGTCAGGCTTTTCGAACCAGAAACACTCGACTGTTGATGGGCCATCCAGAGGCGGGGTAGGCAATTCGAACCAGAAACACTCGACTGTTGATGGGCCATCCAGAGGCGGGGTAGGCAATTTAGTCGGTTTTGGTTTCTGTGGACCTTTGTAGTCGGTCGTCATTTTGCTTCTCACTGTCTTTTGAAAACGCAGAACAAATCAGGTGGACCGGCAACCACAGCGGGGCGGTTAATGTGGCCCACTTAAACGAGAAAAAAATCAAGTAGCAAATAGCCGGGACCAACAACGGAATGTACAACCACGGTTGGGAAAATACCCAAACGTCGTACTCCCATTGTCTAATCAGGATTTCTGCTACTCTTTCAAACATTAAAGCTCCAGAAAAAACTAAAGGGTTGCCCAATACCGATAGCCAGAAATATCCGCTGAAACGCGGAAGGCTCGCACACTCCGAACTTGGAATCAATAAGATTCTTGTTCTTCTCGTCCGATTCTGGTTCCCCTAATCGGTCCTTGCAGGTCACGCCTCACATCGCACAGTATACTGGAAAATTTCGCGGTGTCAAGACCTAATAAAAAAGCCAGCCGTGGAATTTCACCACGAAACGTTTATTGTCACGGACTCCCGATTAAAAACTCTCGTTCTCGCGGGTTTTGCAGACCCTACGGGCCGGGAAGGTTTGCGTACCACCCGAAATTCCGTCAAGTTTCGCCTTCGCATTTATTAGGCGGCCTAATGGCTAACTGGCTTGCTCTCGCAGCAATCAAGCACACATAAAATAGCCCGGTTCGGGCCGGAAGTCAAGCCCCGCCAGCATTTTTTTCAAAAAAAGTCCCCACCTTTGCGGCGAAACTGGTTTTTAACTAAAGTAACGCTGTAGGCGCAGTATCAACCTGATTAAGGTTTATACCCTTTTTCTCTTTTTTCTTTCTTTGTCGTGTTTAACGCTATTACCTTTTTCCCTGTACTTTTTTTATCTTTGTCTGTCTTTTCATTCAGCAGGCTAAGCCTGTTCAGTAGGGGATAGACGTTACTAACGTTCCGTTATGTCTGTATACCCTCGGTCAACCCGCCTAAGCGGGTTGGTAGCTCGTCGCCTAAGCGACTCGCTACGGGACTTGTTTTGTGTTTTTTTCTGATTTGTTTCGAAGATTCAGAAATACAGCTTGACGGGTCTGCTTAACCCGGTTAAGATAGTCGTGTAGACAGGTAGTCGTGTAGACAGGTAGAGGTTGTCAGAAGTAATAGAGACTTCTAAGGGTCTAAGACTGAATTTATTCTATTGTCAAAATGAAAAAAATCAATAGAAAAAATTCATTTTTAGTCGTAAACCAAAGAGAGACAATGAGTTACGTCAAAAAAATTCCTGAAAAAATGTCTACTGGACACTTGGTATTTGGGACAAAATCTGCTCGGATTTGCGAATCTCCGGCATTTTTTGATGGTTTCATGCTCTTGACTTCTATTCAGTTTATGAAATTTCGGCAAATTTCGCAAAGAATAGGGTCGAGTACCCGGTTTTTGGCTAACTTTTCTGTAAAGTCACGGAATTTTGTTTTTTAGGCTTGACTCAAGCGTTTCGACGCAGTATACTGTGGCGGAACCGAACGGTTTCTACTTTTTTCCCCAAAGGAATTTCAAATGAAGCGATTGAGACTGAATGCCGCAATTTCGGCTGTTTCAGACTGTATTTCGGAAGTCATTTCCGAACTTGGCGTAGAGTACGCCTCCCCTGCCATCATGTATTCTCTGGAGTCGATCTGGATGAATGCGATCCTGACAAACAGGTCCGCTGATACGGACCTGATGGCTTCCCAGTTGAATAAACTGGGGTCTCTCATTTCCGAGACCCAGGGAATCGCCGTAGACTGCGATTTGTCGATTCCCGAACGAGTTGCCAAACTCGCCGAGATTTCCAAGGGGACAACTTTGGGAGCCGTTGACCACCTTCAACACGCCTACGTCGGCATTTGGAAGGAATCCGAGTTCAACAATCGAATGAATGTCCATGTTTCGGACGTTGCGAAGAACGCAAACGAAACGTTGAAGACTGTAAAAATGTCCGATTTGAACGACATTTCTGAAGTTCTTCGCGACATGGTTGACGACCTGAAGAAACGTGCCGACCAGGAAAAACGCGATTTGGGCATGAATCCGCCCGAATCAGACTTTGGCAACGATCCGGATATTATCGGGGGAGACTAATCCTCCAATGGACGTTACC